TTTGCACTTTCTCGAAGGTTTTCAAATCAATGATCGGTGGGTTTGCATTTTCAATTAAAATCTTATCTCTCATGCTCTCTGATGACCTAACCCTATTTGTCATAAGATCCTTGTTTGTCGTTCTACCAATATAATTTCCTGTATAGATCGGCAGGGTTAATATCTTCTTTACTGATGAAATATTCCATGTATCCAGTCCTCTAGGTGTTTTGATACCACTAAGAGTCAGGGCTTTCATGATGTCTGTTTGAGATTTGCCATTGAGGTATTCTTTGTAAATCCAGCGGACAACTTCTGCTTCTTCGTTGATAATTCTAAGCTCTGATCTTCTAGAGTCTTTTACAAGTTCATATCCATAGGTTTTCTGGAAATACGGCCTTCCACTTAGTAGTCTTTGTTCCACTCCCCACTTGCCTAGTTCTGACATAGCTTCCACTTCGGCTTGAGAAAGGCTTCCATAGGTAGATAATAGAAAAGCATTATAATCAATGGAGGTGTCGATTCGTTCTTTCTCGAAATACACTCCCACGTCATGTTCTTTTAGCTCTTCGACGGCTTCTAGTAGCTCCTTCGTATTCCTGGAAAACCGCTGCACATTTTTGGTGATGATTAGATCCAGCTTGCCTTCTTCAGCATGACGGAGCATTCTTCTGAAACTTCGTCTATCCTTTATTGTCCTGCCAGAAACATTGTCGTCAAAGTAGATGCCGACAAATTTCCAGTTAGGTTTACTGCGAATTAGTTCTGTATAATGACTCATCTGATTTTGAAGCGATCGACTTTTTTTATTTGGAGTAGGGCTCACTCTACAATAAGCAGCTACCCTAACTTCATCATCCGTTCTTTCAAGCGGACTTCTCCTCATTTCATCTAAAGGGGTCCATAGTGTTTGTACCCACTGCCTTGCATCGTTGGCATTCAAGTTTTCTATTTCACCCAACTGATATACGGTTGCTTTACTTTCAGCATCATCTGATGTTTTGCCCATAGAAAAAACTCCTCTCTTTTTGGTGACATATCTAGTTACTAGGTATGTTCACTCTGTACAGGATATAATGCAAGTACTTTATCCTGATTGAGGGAGTTTTCATCTTTCTATGTTAGACGCCTACAATATTAAGGCGTTAGTATTCATGATTTACTTCAGCTTCCTACATGTATTCTTTACGGTCAGCGCTGATGCTTCTTTTGATACCGCATTTAAAATGGAAATCGACCTGGTGATTATCATGCACGATACCTTTTTCTACGGTCTTTACAAAAATATCTTCTCGAAAACCTTCGTCATCGTCCAAGTCACCCAAACTCTCAATGAACTCTTCTAACTGTTTCTTTATAAATATGCTTTCAGTTTCCATCTTGCTTAAATTTTCATACTCGAGCCGAATGATTTCTTGCTCGTAAATCATGTGTCGCATAGTTGCGTCATAGACAGGATCACTTGTCGCTGATTCTCTCGCTGCCAAATCACTGATTCGATTTGTAATGTGTTCGAGTTTCGTTTCAAGTTCCATCAGTTTTTCTTTCTCCGATTCTGTAAGTGCATAGTCTTCACTGGCAAGTCGCGCTTCTCGAATCACTTCATCACGATCTTCATTCATCTCATGGAGAATCTTCATAAAGGCTTTTTCTAATACTTCTTCCCATACATAACTTGCATTACATTTGATGCCTTTATCAATATCTCTATGTGCCGCCACTCGGCAGTGCCATGTTGTGAAGTGGTACTTTTCTCCATTTTTCGATGAAGTCATTCGCCTGCGTGTTACAGGCCTGCCACATTTCCCGCAAAACAACATATTGGAGAATACGGATTTCCCGCTATATGTCATCTTATATTTTTTCTCGGGATTTCTTAGCATATCGTTTCTTCTTATGAGTTCCTTTTGTACCTTATCCCAATCTTCTTTTGAGATAATTGCAGGATGGTGATTTTGAATGTAATATTTCGGTTTATGGTCTTTGTTTGGAACTCTTTTATGGCTTAAAAAATCTATTGTTACTGTCTTTTGAGCCACACAGTCCCCCGTATATTTTTCTTGGATTAATATTTTTCGAATAGAATCACTGGTCCAGGTTTTCTTACCTCTTGCTGTTAAAACACCGTCTCGCATCAGTCCTTTAGCTATTCTCGCCGTTCCTTTTCCTTCTAAAAATTCTCTAAATATTCGCCTTACAACATCTGCTTCCTTTTCTAGAATAACAATCTTCCCATCTTCATCCGTATCGTATCCTAGAAAGTATGTGGTTGGAATATGGGGTTTCCCTTGAGAGAAACGTTTCGTCACACCCCAGGTGGCATTCATGCTCAATGATTTTGATTCTTCCTGCGCGAGGGAACTTAAAATCGTCAAAAATAATTCTGATTTCGAATCAAGTGTGTCCAAGTTTTCCTTCTCAAAAAATACGCCCACCTGGGGATCTAAGTTCTTCAATAACCTTACATAGCTTAAACAATCAAGGGTGTTTCGAGCGAATCGGCTGATGGATTTTGTTAGAATGTAATCTATTTTTCCCGCTTTAGCATCTTCAATCATCTCCAGAAATCCCGTTCTGTTCTTTGTATTTGTACCAGTAATCCCCTCATCCGTGTATATTTTATACAGCTCCCACGCAGGGTTTTTATTTATATAGTCCGTATAATACGAAACCTGAAGTTCATAAGATGATGCTTGATGTTCAAGCAAAGTCGATACACGCGCATAGGCCGCAATCCTTTTTTTGCGTCCATCATGATGTTCATCACTTCTTCCTGTCCTGCTGACTACTGGTATGATGCGGACTTTAGGGTTCATGCTTGTTGATAGATTCGTTTGCATAATCAGTCTTCTCCTTTCTCAATTTTCACTTCTTTTATATCTCCATTCGCCCAATATAAAAGCAGCGTACCTTTGTCGGTATAAGTCATTCTGATATACCATGCTCTTAGAAACCTAGTATCCTCAGATAACTTATTCATCCCTTGCACAATTTTGGTTCCACTTTTTATTTTTTCTAATGACTTTATAGCTTCTTCCCTGTACTCAGCATCCTTATCGATAAACTCCCATAGATGCCTTTTAGATTCTAATTGTTTCTCAACTTGAATCCGTTGTTCTTTGAATGTTGACTCATCACGAAGTTCCATAATCGCTCTATTTTCATCCACCAAAGCTTTTTCTAAAGACAGTCTTAGCCAACTTTGCTCTGACTCTCGATTTAACTCAATATTCTTAAGCTCTTTGATTAAATGTATGACAAGTTTTTTGTTTACACTGGTGCCATCCTCTAGGTACTTCCTAGTGAACTCTCTTTTTAGAGTCCTCACAATATCTAGTTCATCAATCGCTTCCATTTCGCAAAGTAATTTACTCTTAAGACTGCTCGAACATCGCCATAATACTTTCTTTCTGCCCGCATATCGATGGTAGTTCTTCCCGCAGCACCCACACTTGATTCTGCTAGTAAACTCATTTACGCTCTTTTTCTTTCTATCGTATGTGACTGATTTTTTCTCAAGAATTCTCTGCACTCTGTCAAAAAATTTCCTGTCAACAATTGGTTCATGATGATTACTTATATAGTACTGAGGTCTTTCTCCATTGTTTACTTTGGTTTCATGTGTTAGGTAATCTTTCGTGTAAGTCTTTTGACAAAGAGCATCACCTACATAACGTTCATTACTCAAGATGCTTTTAATATTTGAATCTTTCCAGTCGATACGACCATTTGGTTTTTTATAGCCTTTTCTTATGAATTCTCTGGCTATTTCAATAAGGCTGCAACCTTCTAAATACAAATCATAAGTCTCTCTTACAATCTTAGCTTCCTCAAAATCAATGGTATAGGGTACACCATTTACTTTTTTATAACCCAGAATCCTTGTGAATAAAGGCTTTCCACTTGAGAACCTTTTTGTATGAGCCCAGGTTAGATTTTCTGAAATCATCCTGCTTTCTTCTTGCGCGACTACCGATAACAGGGTCAGAATAAATTCACTCTCCATACTTCCTGTATCAACAGATTCCTTCTCAAAGATGACCCTAATTCCATTTTCTTTGAGCACTCTAATTGCTTCTAATGTGTCCATTACATTTCTCGCAAATCTCGAGATAGACTTACATAAAATCAAATCAATATTCCCTTCCAAGGCATGTCGCATCATCTTATTGAATCCCGCTCTATGAGCTCTTTTGGTTCCAGACTTACCCCGGTCCGAGTAGATGCCCACAAACATCCATTCTGCATTATTTCTAATGTAGTTCGTGTAATGGATTGTTTGGTTTTCAAGGGAATTCATTTGCATTTCTTCTTCTGTACTCACTCGACAATATGCACAGACTCTTAGTCTCTCAGGTTCTTCCTTAATATTAGAAGTTGTTGGCGTCACTTGAGTCTTCATTCCAATTTCAATGACTTGTCTCTCTTGAGATTGAAAATCAATGCTGTCATAAAATCCACTTTCATACAACGATCCAGCCATATTCTTCCTCCTTCCTTTATCCTTTTTCAACCTGACGACCTTTTTGTTTATCAATCAAACTCTTTAAAATATAAAACCCTGAAACGCCTATAATTCAAGGCTTCAAGCTTTGTAGCGTATTACATATATCACTCAGAACCGAGTATTTATCAAGTCTTTTCTACTATATATAGGGATTAAAAAGAGAGCCAACCGAGTTTATTCAGCAGCTCTCGAATTCAATTTTATAACATAATATAAACACTCATTTTAAAACTTTTTCGATTATAGTCGAATAAATCTTGATATTATTTATTTTTTTGGTTATACTCTATTTAAGAGGTGATGTTATGAAAAATAGAGATCTTTATCTTAATCAGCTCATTCAGTTCAGGGATAAAAAATTAATTAAGGTAATCACCGGTTTAAGACGTTCAGGTAAATCAACCCTACTTTCACTTTTTGAAAATCATCTGATCGCCAGCGGTGTTGATGAGAAACATATTATCCGGATGAACTTTGAGTCATTTGAGTTCGATGAAATTACCAGTTACAAGGAACTCCATGCATACATTAAAGAGCACATTAGTGACACAAATAAAAAACATTATATTCTTCTTGATGAAGTCCAGCAGGTATCTTCATGGGAAAGGGTTATTAATTCTTTTCTTGTGGATGCCAATGTCGACATCTATATAACCGGGTCAAATGCATATCTATTATCTTCAGAACTTTCCACATTGCTGTCTGGCCGGTATGTTGAGATTAAAATGCAGCCTTTATCCTTTAAAGAGTATTTAGATTTCTTGGAATCAGGCAATGAAATGAGTCTCCAAGAGAAATTTAATCAATACCTTCAATATGGTGGACTTCCCACTGTAGTTGAACTATTAGATAGTCCAGATACAATCGGTCCTTTCCTGGAAGGCATCTACAATACTGTGCTTATGAAGGACGTTATTGAAAGAAATGGTGTCAGGGATGCTGCCCTTCTTGAAAGTATTTTAAAATTCATCGCTGCCAATATCGGCAGTATCGTCTCTACTAAAAAAATAAGCGACTATCTAACCAGTAGTGGCAGGAAAACAACTAGTGATACGATTGATAATTATCTGAAGATGCTTGAAAATGCATTTATCATCTACAAGGCAAACCGCTACGACTTAAAAGGGAAGATGTTTCTAAAAACACTTGAAAAGTATTACATCGTGGATATAGGTATCCGCAATAGGCTGACCGGCCTACGTAACACAGACTATGGTCATGTTTTAGAAAACATCGTTTATCTGGAACTATTAAGACGGGGCTATGAGGTGACTATTGGAAAAATCGGTTCCTTAGAAGTTGATTTTGTCGCCTCAAAGACTAACGAAAAAATCTACTATCAAGTTTCAGCTACAATCATGGATGAGAAAACGAGAGAGCGAGAACTTAGACCTCTAGAATCCATCTCTGATAACTATCCAAAATTCATACTCACCATGGACCAAACACCATTCAATGATTTCGCAGGAATTAAAGTGATCAATATCATCGATTTCTTACTTGAGTAGTTTTAGCCCCTTAATCGGGGCTTTTTCAATTAGTCGAATTTCATGTAGGAATCAAATCCCGCCTTCTTTAGTCGGGTCATAAGGGCCTCTGCATTCTTCTTATCACTAAAGGCCCCTACCTGAACCCGGTAGTATTTATTGCCAGACTCCTTCTCTGGTTCAGCCTCCACACCAGCACTGACCATCTCAAGATTGTCTTTATCAACCCAAGTCATGATGCCAGCCTTCTCATCCATGGTGCTTTTCAGAATGGTTTTGCCTAGAAGGACACATTCCTTGCCACCCTTGATCACAGGTTTTCCATTAAACACATCCTGGGTGATCAGATGATAATTCCACTTCACCCAGTTTGGAATAATAGGACCCCCTGGATAATAGGTTCTAGCTGATGCTTTGATTTCAACGATATCCCCCGCTTCAAAACCTTCTCTACTTTCATTTGCTTTCTCAAGTTCCTTCTTTACTGCAGCCCTAAAGGTATCCATATTCTCCCCATGCTTTGGAAACCAATGACCAACATCAGAGTGATTAGAGGCAATGCCCTTCTTATTCCCTTCCGAATGGCTGATGATGTCTTTTTCAGTCAGACCGTACTCTTTGCAAAGATAGACACAAAGGTTCACTGCATTCTGCCAAGCTTTTCTAAAGTAGGTTTCATTTTTCTTCACATCATAGCCCACCATCTGATTCTTAGAATAAGAAAACCCACCCGGCTCACATATCTCAAAACCGATGTGGGTATCATTCGCTTTTCCTCCGGCGTGCCAACCCCGGTGATTCCAAGGTAGGTACTGCCAGATTTCCCTGTCATCTAAAAAGGCATGGACACAGACCTGACGGTTAATTTCACCGGCCTTATAGGACTTGTTCCACCGACTAAACCAATCTGCTGCCATTACTCCCGGTGTGGCAGTGGAATGAACCACGATCCCTTTAGGTGTGATCTTTCTCCCGGCTGTATAACAATCATTTCTGATCATGTATTTTGTCTTTAAATTACTTAGTGCCATCCTTATCGCCTCCATCCTTTAGCTGCTCTAGGATGTCTTTGAACTTCTCTGGAATAGGAAGCCCCAGTCTTGTTGCATTTTCAATTATGCTGATTCCTTCATTTGATAGATAAAAGAAAATCACTGCGGTTCTAATGGCACTGCCATCTCCGATGATGTTCTGATCAATGATATGGGCCACACCCACAAGGGAGAAAATCACTACTTTTTTAAAAATGCCCTGAGCACCTACATCGCTGGATAGGTGTTTTTCCAAGATGGCACACATGACCCCAAGCAGATAGTCGATAACCACGAAGGCAATCAAAGCATACAAAAACCCATCGTAACCTCCCAAAAAATAACCCAACCAACCGCCCACAGCTGCAAATATCATCTGAACAATATTCCAAATTTCTCTCATTGTCGTTCCCTCACTTTCATAAATTGTTGTATATAAAAAGACGCCCGATTAAGAGCATCATAGTTTTCATTAGTAAGCGCCGAAATAAACATAGCCACTCGATTTTACATAGAACCCATCCCCGGGAATGTAGATAGCACCATCAAAGGTGTCATACTGGCTTGTGGTGAATCCTGGCTGCTCCACTCCCTCCCAATAAAGACCATCATTGGAGACGCAGAGCATACTCTCTTTCAGAAGGGCAAACTTGCCCCAGTCCTCCATCCAGATGATGTTTCTTGGGTTTGGGATGTTGTTGTTGGCCAGATCTCCTACCCATGAAAGATTGGTCTCTGTAATCTGCGTGGCATCGTCATTCATCACGCAGAGCTTCACATAGTAGGTGTAATCACCGCCCACATTGGTGTAGTTGAACTTCATCACAAAGAGGACATCATTTACAGACCGAATGAACATATACCGGGTATCGTTCACATCCTCAGGTATGGTCGTGGTCCAAAGTCCGGGACTGGCTGAGCTAGCTCTTGCGATAGATTTATCTCCACCAACCACACCGACAAAGTTTCCTTTATGGGTAGTCAGGTATTTAAAGATGGGTACCGAAGTTCCGTCAGATCCAACCAAGGTCCATGCAGTTCTTTCCTCAAGAGAATCAAAGCTGTAATAGACCGGTGACTTATAATACCACCAGCTGACGATACCAGACCCTCTTGCCATATCATATGCACCACAAGTCATGGCGTTATAGGCTCCTGGGCAATATCCAGCATTGTGCCAAGTGATACCATCAAAGGATGCGATGACATTGGCAAGGCCTACAATCTTCGCAATAAACACACCATCAGCGGCATAGAGAATCTCCGGCTGACCATAGCTCCACCAAGGAACGCTGACAACGGTCCACTGCTTTGTGGTCTTATTCCAGTAGGACATGTAGGGTGTTTTTGCATAGTATACGGCGATCTGAGCGTTACCATTATCATAGACATTAATCTGTTTCTCACTGCCGTACTGGGTGTAGCCAAAATTGTTATAATATTTCTTGGTCCAGCTCAAAGTTGGGATGGTGAAAAGAACATCTCCCCTGCCACCAAAAGCTGTCCAGATGGCCAGTGTGTTATTAAAAATATGATCATAACTCATTAGTTCAGCCCTCCTTTAAGCTTTCGTGACGCTGGTGATTCGGCCACCGCTATCCACGGTGTAGTTATATGTCGCTGTTGTTCCGTCTGCATACTCAATATAAAAACTCATCATATCTACCGTTAGAGTGGACACTTCCTTTAAGAGAAGCTCAGAGAAAATGTTATCAAGAGTAATGCTGGTGATTCTTCCGCCACTGTCTGTGGTGTACTGATACTGGGCATGGTACTGATGGGTATCACCCTTCTCCACAGTGTAGGTCACATCGATGGTGGTTTCAGTCACCACCAGATTTGAAACAATGGTATAGGACACTCCCAGGTCATTCACCTGGGTTTGAATATCATCCACCGAGCTTCCCACATTATTTAGAGAACTTTCTATTCGGTAAAAAGTATCCGAGATACTGGGTCTGTATCTCCCAACCTCCACCCGAATGTTGTACCGGTAGAATGGGTTGTATTCCAAAGAGATGATTCTTGTCTTCACGTTAATCCCCAATGGATTGAAAACAATCTGTACATTATCACCCACTGCTAGGTTCAAAAGCTTAAAGAACGAGATGTCATAAGAAGAAGCATTCTCCCTAGAATCATGAGACACTGCCACATTGGTAACATTCTTCGAATCCATTACCGGGATATAATCGGTGCTTCCCCTGTGACTACGAATGTTGATGTTGTATCCGTCATACTCAATCTCTCCACCAAGGATGGCGATGTACTGCATAAGTGCAGCCCTTCTTGAGACCTCCTGATTGATCTTCATGGTGACACTTTCTGTGTAGTCAACAACCCCCGCATTAAAAGGAGTTCCTGAAAGAACTTGAGCAAGTCCCGCTGATGGATCCCCGGTGAAATCAAACTCTGTGATGTTATACATCTCATGGTTAAGTAGGTAAGATACATGCTCGCAGATCACGGAACAGATAGGAAGGCTGCCCTGAAGACTCTTTGATATTTGTACGATTTCAAAATACTGATCATCCAGCTTTGCGATCTGTTTTACCTTAAGAGCTAACGCCGATTTCGCAAGAACTGTAAAGGAAAGGGTGTACTCCCCTTCCAAAGTTTCTCTAACATTAGAACTCATAACTTTTTTGATACTTTGAAGCAAAGTACTACCTGCATAGATTTCAATCAAGGCTTATCCCTCCTCTCTGTTTTAGCTTCCTGCCACTCCGAGGTTTCTGACGGTGACGGTGTTCTGGTTCCACTGTAGCTGGGCAATGACACGGGTTAAGATATTGCCATCGATGGTTAGTGGAATGGTTACATCAAAGACTGCACCTTCAGATCCACCGAGACTTCCAGAAACTTGAGAATTCAGATCGAGGTCAAAGTCTGTAGGAATAGCGCCTTGAATGTCTTTTTCAACCCCGCTCATGGCTTCAGTGAATCCTTCTCCGATACCTTCACTCATGTTGGCACCAATACCCGCGAACACTTTAGAAGGTGAACGGATTCCAAGAACGCCTTTAACACCTTTGACAATGCCGCTGACCATGCTGTCGACTTTTCCTTTAAGCCACCCTATCATGGATGAAATACCATCCCATAGACCCCTTGCGATGTTTCGTCCCACGTCCATCATGGATGGGATAGCCCTGCCAAGGCCTGTCACGATGGCAGTGATTATTTGCGGGAGCTGACCGACAAGCTGAGGGATCGCTCTTATTAGTCCTGCTGCCAATTGAATGGTCAGTTGAACGCCCATCTCGATAATCTTAGGTAGATTATTTGTGATGAAGGTGATTATGCTATTGATGATTTGAGGCAGGGCATCTATTAGCTTCGGCAGTGAATTAAGTAGACCTTGAGCAAGTCCGCTTATGATCTGAAAAGCTGCATCGAGTACCAAATCCAGATTATTAATCAACGTCTGAGCAATAAGAATAACCGCTTCTACAATGGAAGGAACCAGCTCCGGAAGGGCTTCACTAAGACCCGTGGCAAGGGTCACAATCATCACAAGTGCTGCTTCTACAAGTGCTGGTAAATTGGCGATAATACCATCCACCAAAGTAAGAACCAGTTGAAGTGCTCCTTCTGTAATTTGCGGCAGTGCTTCTATAAGTCCTCCCACAATGGTCATAATAATATTGGTGGCGGCTTCAATGAGCGTTGGCAAGTTATCAAGAATACCATTTACAAGAGCAAGAACGAGATCCGGTGCTACCTCAGCAATGGCAGCTATAAGTCCAGTCACCACCTCTAAAATCTGCGGGAGGATGACTGCAATCTGGTCCACCGTTTGTCTGGCCCCTTCTTTCAGCTGTTCTGCCGCTCCCTCCTGACCGGTGATAAGTCCGGTAAGTCCATCTAGAACCATGGTGAACCCTGGAAGGAGCTGCGAAGTGATGTTGTTTTTCACACCAGCAAAAGATCGGGTGAGGTTATCCATGGCATCGGTGTAATTAACAGCCGCATCAATGGATTCATCGCTCATCACCAGTCCAAGTTCACTGGCTTTATTCTTTAGAGCATCTGTACTTTCTGCCGTTTGATTTAAAAGAGCGCCAAGTTCAACAGATGAAGTTCCGAGAAGATCGTTGGCAATTGCAGCTTTTTCACCTTCATCTGCAATGCCCTGTAATCCCTTTACGGTCATTTCAAAGACTTCTTCTCGGGATTTGCCTTGAAGATCCTCCATTGAAATGCCCAGTCTCTTGAATTTATCAGTGGCAGAAGCACTTCCGTTAATGGCATCATCCACGGTATTATTCAGTTTTTTCATCCCGTTTTCTAAAGATGAGATGCTGGCACCGTTTTGAGAGAGAACATACTCCCATTCCTGATAGCCTTGTCTCGAAAGGCCTATTCTCTGACTGGCTTTATCCACTTCATCTCCGGCAGCGGCTGCATCATTTGCCATATCATATAATTTCTTTCCTGCGCTGACTGCTGCAGTTCCTATGGCTGCCATGGCCACACCAATACCGGCGGCCACACCTTTCATGACAGATCCAAGTTTCTCAAACTTTCCACCTGAATCATCTGCTACTTTAGCTGACTCTTTAATTTCATCTCCAAACTTGTCAGCTTCTTTACCTGCATCTCCGAATCCATCGCTGGCTTCATCAAGAGCTTTGTTGTTTTCATCCAGCTCCCGCTCCATTTTGTTAAGATCAGCATTGGCGTTATTCAGCTGAATCTGCCAGGCTTTGGTTCGCTTATCATTTTCACCAAAGGATTCGGCGGCATTCTTAAGGGCAGATTCCAAGGTGCTGATTTTATTCTTTTGGGCATCGATCTCTTTATTCAGCACTTCATTTCTTGCTGTCACTGCCTGTAGAGACTTATCCTGTTTGTCGAACTGGGAAGTGACGAGTTTCATTTCAGAGCCTAACACTTTAAAATCTCTGTTGATTTCTCGAAGTGCGTTTTTGAATTCCTTTTCCCCTTCGACGCCAATCTTCAGTCCAAAATTATCTGCCATAGTGCCTCACCTCCTCCTCATTAGGCATGAAAAAAGACACCTCATTTGAAGTGTCTCGTAATGTAACGTTAAAATTTTCAATGTTACAATCGTTCTGTTCCATATGCAGTTAATATTGTTAAATTATCCTTTTCATTGAGCCTATTTTATGTCACTTAAAAACTGCTCTTAGAATATCAGTAATTTCATCAAACTGAATACCTTCTGCATAGGGAAACTTCTGCACATATGATTCCCAAATTGTCTTAAGATCTTCACTTTCCTCTATATCTTTTAAATACTTCTCACTATTCTCTAAATAGATCAATGTGTTTCTTTCTTCAGCTTTCTTTCGAATTGCGTTTCTTAGACTTTCTAAATCAATATCATTTCTTCGAAGTGTTAGAAGAATATAAACATCATAATAATCCCTAGCTCTGGTATTTGCCACATTCCGCGCCAAAATAGACTCAATCTTTTCTGCAAGAATTGTATTTAAATTATACGCTTTTATTGAAATATCACGATCTTCAAACATAAGCTTAAACGAATATTCTACTTCTCTTGGTATGATTACATCTCCAGTAGTGATGTCAATCTTCATATTGACTCTGATCGTAAAGAACTGGGCTTCTACAGAGACTCTGAAATCATCATAGTCACTAACATCATGGATGTTTTTAATAGCTTTTAGCCTAAAAATTACATTATCATCAAGCTCTATCGATAGAATCTCGTTTAATATTTCTTCTATTGCCTCTCTATTGACAGGAATCCCTTTTATCGTTGTATCCATGTCCATAGTGCTTCTCATATCTATACCAACCATAGCTGCAATCAAGAATCCACCTTTGAGGATAAAATTGTCTTTGTACTTTGAAATCGAAATTCTTTCTAGAAGCCTTTCCATCATAAAATTCTGAAGCACAGTATTCGCTATCAAATTATTCTCTTTAGCCACATTGTTAATCCAGTCTTTCAATTGTCTAGGACTACCAATTTTCATGTCAACACCTCCATGTATTTTCGAACCAAATCTTTAATATTAAAAACATCGGCATACTTAAGTAGTTTAGAATAATCTGCTCCGGGAGTTTTCATATATCTTTTAACTGCTTCATTCACTAAATCAGTATCGAGATGTTCTTTCTTTTTTAGGCAGTCACAAATGGTTCTTTCTTTATCATATACATAGACTTGATGCCCAAATGGTGTCTCCATGGTAATCCTACCAACTG